ATCCCATCCCCTGCTGAAACATGCTCATCAGGTCGTTTCTGGTGCCTGCCAGAGCGCTAAGAGCGCCTGCGGCACCCATGCCCAAGTAGTTGGCGCCCTGATCAAAAGTGTTCTGGAGTGTATTAAGCGTAGGGTTTAAGCCGTAATTCACTGGCGCTTGTGGCTGCTGCATTTGCTGTTGCTGCTGCAGCGTCGGCACAACACCGTTAATTGCTTGGCTTGGCGCGACCATGCTTGTCATGCCACCGCCCATCGGGGTGGCAGTAAGGCCGGACCCCATTACGGTTGGCCGAAAAGATCCGCCTGAAGTTAGCGGACTCGAATTGCCGCCAGTAAACGGGCTAGCCATACGATTACCTCAAATTCCTGTTTGTAAGAAAGTCATTGCCGCCGAAGTTAAAACTACCGAACCTGAAGTTGGGAGCCGATAGCGGGTTCACCATTGTCGGATTTGAAACCGGAGCGACTGGCGCCGGGTTTGGCGCGGCTTGCTGTTGTTGCTGGTTGTAGACTTGAGGAATGCCGGCTAGCAATCCCTGCAGGTCGACATTGACCTGTCGCGGCTGCATGAAGCTGTAATCGATTGGCCCAGTGCCCAGCAGCGCGTTTTGCATTTGCGGCATAGAGCCTGCCAGCACGTTTTGCGCGTTCATATTCCCCTGCTGGCGAGCATCAAGCACCATTGGCGCCGCGGCAGATAGCATATCAATCTGCCGCTGCGAGCCCTGCCTGCGGGTATCCATTGCCTGATTGTAGAGCGGGGCGGTCTCCTCGCGTGCGAGCTGTCCCTGACGCTCAAGATACGCCAGTTGCGCCTCCTGACCCTGCTGGGCGGTTTCCGCCGCTCGCTTGCTTGCCCTGTCGCCAAAAAGCCCACTAACTACAGATCCGCCAATAGCGGCAGCCGCTATCTTAGACATTTACTGAACCTCCACGGGCTGAGCCCGGTAATTTGTGGTGATCTCCTCACCCGCGTAGATTTTCTTGGTGGCGACACAGTCAACGCCTTCGTCGGTGACAACAAACTGAGAGTTGGCCCTGACAGCGTGATTTATATACCGGCCGGCATGCGTTCTCATGGCGCCTATTCTTGCCGTCATGATTTTCTCGCCCTCTTCAATAGGGCGATCAGTAAACATGCCGACGCCATGTATTTGACTGTCGTCAATCCTAAGCCCGAGCGCCTCAATATCGATGCCCAAATCGAGATCATCTTCGTTGGTGACGATCTCCTGAACCTGCTCCTCGGTCCAGCCCTGAGACGCAATAAAGTGGTGGTAGTCAGCATTGCTGATCTGCGAGTAGAAGGCGTCGAGGTCGTCGAATGTATCTACTGTGATGGCGTCAGATACTTCATCTGGCGTCAGGCTGCCCGTGTCGCCTACCGCCGTCACGGAGATCCATACCGTCTCCTCAATGGCAAATGCAGCACGCTTTTTGCCGGTCAGCGCCGGCATGACATTAAAACCATCGAGAATGCGAGCGCTCCCGTCGTCGGTGGTGACCGCAATCAGCCCGCTAGCCATAATTTCAATGTGGTCGTATTTATGGATCTTCCCGGTCAGCAACGTCCCCGCCGGGACGGTAACCGCCCGAACGTACATGCCGCCGTGTAACAGCTGCTCTGGCGGCATCTCGACCTGATCTGCTGCCATCAAGACAGATTCCAGCGCAACGATTCCCTGACGCTGCTTCTGCACGTCAGGAACGCTGATCTCGTTCATCATGGCAATGATCTCTTGGCTCACGCTAACTCCCATCCTTGCGACCTGTCGCCGCCGATATCCTGACTGATCTTGATATACGTCCTGCTGCCGGCGACAGCGGCAATATCGTAATAAGTTGCGCCCAAATCAGCCTCAACGACGCCCTCCGGCGACCCTGATCCATAGCTTGGTATTCTGTTCGCAAGATCCGAAAAGTAAACGCGACTCTCCTCGGTCAGCATGCCGTTTTGGTCAATGATTGCCCGGGTGAATGGCGGCGGGAGTATTTTTGTCATGTCATACCCCCGGTCGTTTTTAGCTTCAGATCAATGGCGTAAATTGCCCGCTTTACCGGGTCAGATATGCTTACCTTGAGCACCGCTAAAGCGCTCACCCTGCCGTTCTTATACCACGTCGGGCGGATTGATCTGTTGCCAGAGGCGCCGAGCTGTCTGGTCCTCGGATTTTCAAATTGCGCGCCGTCTCTGCTGATCTCAAGCCGCACTTTTGGATCTAGGCAATCAGGGTTTCCAACTCCAGTTTCGCAGACAAGCTCAATCTGCGGCAGGGTGAAGCTGTTGCTATTCATATACAGCGGCTGAGTCGTGAAGTAGCTGAGAATCGGCTCCCCGTACTCGGTATAAACATCCTCGTCGATAATGCCAATGCGACCGTCTTTTCTGTCGCCAACAATCAGCTCATTAAACGTATCGACGACGGCAGATATTCGGCATGGTTCTGTCGTTCTCTGCCCGGCGTTGTCAGTGAACTGGCTTTCTCGCTCATGCCAGCGACCTGTCTGCGGATTAAACACAAACGTCACGTTGCTCGCCGTGAAGTGAACAAACTGCTGGCCGTGCTGAGAGTATGAAAACGAGAAAATACCGCACAGGCAGCTGTTTGGCAGGCTGTTCAGCGCGTTATCAATTGCAGTTGTGCTTATGCGTTGCGGGCTACCCCCATTGAACGCCCAGACCGCCGCCTTCTGATTATTCCCCCTGCCGACCCAGTAAACTACCTCGCCGACATTGACCACGCTGAACGGCGCTGTGCAGCCAACAGGAACCACAAACCCGTTGACCCTGCGGAATGGCACGCCTGCACCGCCAATGTTCTGCAGCTGCTCAGTCGTTTTCGACCCAAGCAGATACGGCTGGTTTTTGTGGATAAAAATGCTGACCACATCGTCTGGGTCAGCCTCCGCGCTCACAAAATCAATTGCATTCCAATTAGTGCCGTCGCCCACCGCGGATATGATCACTTTTTTCTGGTCGGTGGTGACCAAAAAATACCTGTCTACATAGGCAGCGATCTGAGGCGTTCCGTTTGCGTAAAAACCTGCGTCTGCAATCTCGCCGAATACCGGGGAAGCGCTGGGCTGGTAAATATATCCGCGGCCCTCGTCGTTAATGATCAACAGCTGAGATCCATTTTCAGCCATCGAGACCCGGCCAAGGCCGCCGTTAACAAATCCAATGAAGTTGGTGCGGTAGTCTGCACCGCCTGTAGCGAGCGTTACCTTTTCCACCTCATACAGACTGCTCCCGAGCACAAAAAAGGCTTGTCCCTGAAATTCAATCGCGCCTCGACACGCCTCGCTAACCCTCGTGCTGACAGACGCGATCTGTTTCAACCCCTCGGTGCCAAACAGAGACGTGTCAGATACTGATGGCGCCTGCGGGACGTTTGGATACAGGTTAACGCACCGCTGATTTGAGAACGGCACAGAGTCTGACTGATAAAAACCCTGTCCGATGTTGACTCTGAGATTCATCAAGAAGCCCGAACTAGCAGCTGGTTTACGAGGACGTTGGTTGTGTCTGTATCGTTACCGACGAAGACAGATACGCTGTCTGTCGTGTTGAGCACAACAGCCCAGTCAACAGAGACAACTGCCGCGCTGCCTGAGCTAGAAGTCCTGACGATTTTGGTCTCAGGTATGACGGTTCCGTTAACGGCGATCTGAACAAACAAATTTTTGTTAGTCCCAGACTCTGGCTCAAACGACATCGTGATATCGATGCGGACGAACTTGGCTCGAACCCCGTTGTATGTAGCCGTTCCAGCCGCTGATGTCGTGTATATCTGTTCAGTCGAAACAGTGAACGCGCCGTTCACTTGAACCGGAGTGCCAGCTGCTGAGATAGTGGTAACAGATCCTGAGTCGAGACTATAGACGGCATGGGGGGCGGTATTTTTTGTCTTATTGTTGTCGCTGAAGTCCCACCCAGAATCAAGCTCGCTGATCGTGCCTAGCGCAGCCATGTCGCCCTCAATGGTCACGCGGCTGACAAATCCAATCTCGCCAGTAGTTATGTTGGCGCCACCCGCGGCGCCGGACAAAAAGGTCTGCCCGGCCGTAGAATTCAGGAACGTGACGTTCATAATACTGAGCGCAGAAAACGTCGACGTACCGAGGTCTAGGAACGTAGACGTTGCGCTCGTGGTGCTGGCAATTGTCAGTGTGGATATGTTGAGCCGCCCCGCCGTGACGTTTGCGTTGAACTGAAAGCCCTGCCCTGTGTGCAGAACCATAAACGAGTTGTTTATAGCTGTGTTGCTATGGCCGAGAACGCCAAGGTCATTCATCTCCACCCATCGAGTGAAGCGGAACAACAGCGTGCCGGCGATAACGCCTGACGCATCCAAAAACTGACCATTTGGCGCCGACAGCGCAATATCTTTGAACCCGGCGTTGCCATTGGCAAACGTAAACATTGTCCCGGTCCCGGTGTAAGTCAGCTGAGTGACAAACGGGTCAAGCCCAGATATCACTGTGCTAGATCCGACGGCAAATCTACTGTTGGTGGTGATGTTCGCGATGATCTGGTATTCGGTGTTGTCGGCCAGAGTGATAACGCCGGACACCGCCGTCGGAAAGTCATCGACGCTGCTGATCACAACCAGATTACTGGCAATGCCGCCAGTCGCCTGAGTGTTTTCTATGGTCAGCGTGTTGGCGCTCTGCGTGATTGATATGCCAGATCCCGCCTTCAGCCGGCGCAGTCGAATAGGGTCGACGTTTGGGTTGACTAAAACTGGCCGCCCATCATCGTTGCTGCCTGAATTCTGGATGTTCGAGTTGAGTATGACGCTGCCGTTAATGGTCTGCTGGGCGGCAATGCCATTACCGCCCTCAATGGACCTGATTTGATAATCCGGCGCCGTCCCTGCCAGAATCTGAACGCCGTTCCCAACAGAATTGAGAGATCCAGTAACACCCAGCTGAACTGCGATGTCACCGTAGGTAACGTTGTATACAGTACCGTTGCTGTATGTCAGGAACTCATCAGTATTGTTGAGCGTTGACTTGTTCAGGCTATCTTCAAAAGCCCTCTTAATCGTTGGGCAGCTCATGCCGTCTCCTCGCAAGTGTCCTGATCTTCACAGCAACCGGGGAAAAAGTGCTGATCTTCGTACAGCTCCGCATTGCCCTCGTTGCCAGAGCCGATAGGGAGGATGCTGGGGAAATTCATCTCGCCGAGATTGATGCCAAGCTTATACATCGTGCTCCGGCCGTCTCTTGCCGATGCAGCAAGCCCGGGACCGATAGAGACGTCAAACCCGTTAGCCAGTCGCACGGCAAGGTTGAACACCATGCCCTCATAGGCGCCTGCGGGGACGGTCAGCGGATCGTTTGGGGAGTTGACTAGGGTGTAGCCGAGTTTTACGCCCTCAGCGTCAAGCGCCTGCATCATGCGATTCAGATACCGAACGCCTGTGTTGAGGTCAACAGCGGGCACGGTTTGTTCTTGAGCCTGTATCGTCAGCTCTGTCAGAGCGTCACGAATGATATCTCCCGCTGTTTCCATGATTCTATTCCTCTTGGGATGCTACTCTTTTCGGCTTTGCCTGCCGCTTTGCCGGCGCGTCTACCTTCCCGGCTTTTGCTTCTTTTTCTGTCAAAAAGAATCCATTGGCCAGCATATGCATAACGCCGTCTTTGGTCTCGTTGATCTCAAGCGACCGGACATCACCATTGCTGTACTTTTTCCAAAGCGTGATTTTGTTCATCGGGAACCCTTAATAGAGAAAAGGGGGCCAAAGCCCCCGGTTCGGTTTAGGCGATGCCGTACCCGAGACCCGCGAAGAACGGGTTGAAGGTAACAAACGCAGGCAGAAGGTCGAAACGGATTTTCTGCTGGTTTGCGTCACCGTCTGAGTATTTGCTGACTCGAATCGAGAAGCCGTCCTCAGTAGTGACAACGGTGTCGGTGTCGTACAGCTTGGGCAGCTTGACTGTGGCCATGCCGTAAGCCTGTCGATGGAAGAACAGGTTGGGCTGGTAAGTGCCACCAGCTGCGCCGAGAACCGTGATCACATCGCCAGAGACTGGCGCTGAGTCAACAGTGTTGTACTGACCAGTAGCCTCGAAGATCGCTGGACCTGCAACGACGATGTCGCCCGTGCCAGTGCCTGAGAGCGTGACGGTCTCGGTCACAACCGCACGGTACTTGACCAGATTGCCTGCGCCATCCGTGAAGGTGGTGCGGGTTGACTGGTTCAGGTAATGACGGCCAGTGATCTCGACAACAGATCCAGCAACGATGTTGGCGTTAGCCGAGAACCCAGAGACAGACAGTGTCTGCTTCATGGTGTCCTTGGCCGCGACGTAGGTCACAACCGGGTTAGCAGACAGCGTGCCTGCCCGGTCAGCCAGTGTTGCGTCATCCGCAACGGCCTGCAGGGTGTTGCAGCTCAACGCAGCCATGCCGCCGAAGTTGCGGCTGATCTGCGCCCGGCGCCATGCAGTGTTCACCAGATCGTTATCACCAGACGCCAGACCTGACTGAGTGTCAGCAAGGCTTGTGGTGGTGTACGGGTTCATGACGTAGAACACATCGTTGTCCATCGGAACGCCGATTGAGTCCATCAGGGCGCCAGCCGCTGCGACATCGCTCCACTTCGTTACTGCCGTGCCGGGCGTGCCGACTGACAGGTTTGCATTGCGGAGCATATAAGAAGACAGGCTGGTCTCCAGAGTCGTAACAGCACGAGTCGCCATTGGCGCAAGGATCTGATCGATCTGGTCTGCTTCGAGCGCTTCCTGAATGTTTGACCACTCAGTAGCGATGGTGATGTAGTCCTGAACCGTCGCAGTTGCCTTACCTGAGATGATGTCGGACTTGGTTGAGCCGCTGATATCACCACCGACTGTGCGGATGGCGTTGTAGTCATGCGGACGTTTTACGGATACCTGACCACCAGAGCGCGGTGTGAATTCGCCTTGGATCAGTTGAGTGTCGATCGCCTTGGTGACGCAACGGCTGGACTCGAACTTTTCCAAGAAAGTGCGAGCCAGCATCTCGACGGTATTGCTACTAAAGTTGTTAGCCATGACAGCTTACCCTCATTCAACGGTAACTTTACCTCCGGTGAGGGGGAACCTATCGCTAGCATCTGCCGCTCGGCCCTTCACCCGCGTCGGAGGCGGTTTACTACTCGAAGCGCGGGGAGTCGGGTTTAACTTCGTCCTCACGTTTCGCTCAATGTGAAGTATCCGTTCGGTTGGGCTCATCATTGACAGCTCAGCCAGCAGTACAGGGTTCTTGGACAGGCTTGTCACCAGCTCCGGCCCTTTGTCGTCCCCCATCAAATAGGATGCGACCTCGTGCCCTAGCTGGTACTGACCGACGGTTTGCACCGCCTGATTCAGTTGCTCCTGATCAATTTTCCTCTCAGCCGCCTTGCCAAAAAACTGCTCGGCCTGCTGAGCTGCCGTCTGTTGCTGCTCAAGTTGACGCTGCTGCTCATATTGACTTTGCTGCGCCTGCCGCTCTCGCTGCCGTTGCTGCCATGCCATATGAGCCCTGAGAGACTCGTCACGCTGCTTGATCAGATCCTGCACATCATCTGCGTAGGGGTCGACCTCAACGATCTTAGGCTCAGGGTCGTCATAACTTGGACTAGCCTGACGCAACCGCTGAAGCTCCTCTTCAAGAGCCATGCGCTTGCGCTGTTCTTCCCGGTACTTCGCATGCTGTCTGGCAATTGCCGCGTCAATCGCTTCCTGATTGACCGGCTTTTGTTCATCAGCATCTGCGCTATTTTCTTCGTGTTGCGGTTCACTAGACGGCGCTGAATCGTCCCCAAGGTGCTGGCCTTGGTCTTCGACTCCTACCTCGCCAACTTCCTCGGCGATGTGTTCGTCGTTTTGCAGCTGTTGCTCAGGTTCCATAAAAAGCCCTTAAAGGTATGAATGCCACGAATAGAGGTCGCGTACCTGCGGTTATTATACTCTCCGCCGAGTAAATGCAAACAGGTTATTACTTGCCCCGCTTTTTGCCTTTCTTGACCTTACATCCGGCCATGATCATTACTCCACTGTGTAGTTTTTCCCGGTTTTCCCGGTTTTCCCGGTTTTCCCGGCCTTCTCTTTTTTGGGCTTGTTGCCCGAATCAATTTCGTAATCGAACTTGCTCTTCAGAATACGCTTGTTGTTCGCGTCAGGGTCGCCAAACGACTCTGACACCCACGTCGGCAACAATCCAATTTTCTGGTCAGCATACACCGTGTCGGCCGCCGACGCTGTGCGGTTAGACTCGCCTTTCGGCCCATAATTCACCCAGCTGTTCTGGCCACGAGTCTCGGTCGTGAGCGCCCGTCGAGCCAATGGCGAATACATTGCCGCGTGCGATCGCCATGCGTTCTCCTCGCCACCAGCGCGGAACCCAAGCCCTTCTTTGGCATGGCCGAAGTAGTCGTGAACGATGCGGAAAATGTCGTTGGCTAGCGCCTTCTGGCCGCTGATGATGTAGTCCGTCTCCTGCAGCAGCGGGTTGTCGGCAGGATCGAAGTCAGCATCCGATCCGAACCCGTCGCGGGTGCTGAAGACATACATATGGTTGTTGTTGGCGATGTCCTCGGTGACCATTCTGGGATTTTCTTGGTACGGGTCACCCATCGTTTCGAAGTCGATGAACTCAGGCTTGAATCCGGTCTTGAGGATCTCTTCGTACTGCTCAAGCGTCTCCTCGATCAGAGCGTTATAAGCCGCCTTGACCTCGGGATCTTGCGGGTTGTGCTCCATCTCATCGAACAGCCGGGCAATCTCTTTGCCCTTGGTGGGATTCGGTGGGACGTAGGTGGCAATTGGAGTGTATTTAGACTGGCCGACGCGCTCCATGTATCTGGCAGCGACATCGGCAATTCTGGCGTTTGCCTGAGCATTGAAACCCTCTACTTGGGGGAGCCCTCTGAGGTTGCCTGCCGCATCCCGCGCATATTCTTTAGGCGACCCACTCTGTTCCGGTAGAACCCACGCCTTTCCTCCCACTCCTCCTCGCTTTCTGATGCCTTCCGTTCGGGCTCGGGTGGCAGCCGCGTGCTCTGGGGTGATGGACTGCTCATAGGCGATTTGTTCTGGGGTTCGGTCATCGATTCCATACCGGCGCCGCTGGTTTGCGTCGAACTGGCTGACGGCTGCTGCAGCTCTGCTGAATCTGTTGGCAGCAGGTGCTCGGTTACTATCTCGAACTCCCCCAGCACCGACTGCGGGCTGATCTGCCCCCGGTCTTTGAGCTGTGCCAAGCGCCGCTTCAACAACTGAATCTGCGTCTGCGAGAGACTCTGGAGTTGCTCCGGCAGTAGTGCCTGAGCCATCGCCTCTGCTAATGTCATCGAGCCACTGCTGCTTGTAGGTTGCTCTTGCATTGTCATCTCCTGTCCACTTCATGACCACCAGATCAGGGTAGCCATTCTCAGGCGTCCAGCCATCTGATCGCCATGCCTGCTCCAGCTCCTTCAAATCAGCCTCGGTGTGGTTCTTGAGGTATTCTTCTTTGCTGAATGGCAGACGTGCAGCTTCCTCGAATCCATACTCATTGTAAATAGAAGGTAGAAAACCATTTGGGAATTTGTCGGTGCGAACGTCGAACGCATCCAGCGCCGTCACGCCCTCTTCGATAGCTTTCATCATCGCCGCAGGCGCCGCAACGCTAGAGATCCCCGGCTCGTTGTTGATCAGCCCGGTGACCACCTTCTCGTTGGGGGATAAGCCCGCAGCTTCGAGATCGATGCCGTAGTTGTCGTTGTAGTTGACGCCGTTCTTGATGCCGAAAAAGATATTCCGGTCGCCAAGCTTGTATACCTCAAGGTTGCCTGCGTCGATATCAGCCTTGACGTCGGCCTCGTTGGTGATGTCTAGGCTTGGCCGGTACTTGTTGTTGTTGACCGCATTGACGAAGTCTAGCGGTGTCACGCCGCCATCTTTTTTGAGCATGCTGCTGGTACGCCAGTCATCCTCAAGGAATGCATTGACGGCCTGAGCCTGCGCCGGGTTCTTAACGTCAGGCACGCGCTCTCTTGGCAGGTTTGCAATGACATCATCGGTCACCATCTCAAGCGGCTGGCCGACCTGCAGCGAACGGTAGTCTCCCTGCGGCAGACCGCCCGACTTGCGCCTGCGCCCCATAAATTCAGGGAAGAAATCAGTCATCGGCACGGGCTGGGGCAGCGCCCTTCTGCTTGAACTTTTCGAGGTTTTCAGGGCTGATGCGGCCCTCCTCGGCGAACTTGCCGAGCATCGATAGGAATGAGGTCGCCACGGTCGCATTCGACGCATGACTGTCCGGCATCATCGCTGAGACCAAAACGACATCGCCGTCCTGCAATCGAGATATGGCGCCCTCATCCTGAGCCGCCCAAACAATGTTGTTTTCTAAATACGACTTTAGCCGAGGGAACTCTGGTCCGCCCTGCAGCTCGATCGGAATGGTCTCAACGCCCTCGGTCCCTTCGAACGCTCTGCCGGCGCCAGTCAGGTCAGCCAGCGTGACCTTAACCGTGCGGCCCTTCAGCACCTCTGGGTCGATCACAGGCATCTCACCGACAATCTCGTCGATCTGCTGGTAGCCCTTGTCTGACTCCCTGCGCTCGCCTGCCAGCTCCTGCTGCGGAGTAGTCTTTTCGTCGGCCACAATCTGACGACGCACCGGCTCCGGCACATTCGTCTCGATGTACTTCCCGTCGGGGATCTCGTTGTCTGGGCTGCGCTGGGCAACCTTGCCCTCGGCCTCTAGCCGGGCGATCGTGGGATCTTCTCGCGTGACCCGGCCAGTCTCTCCGGCCTGCCCAAACCGCTGGCTGGGTATTCCCTGTGTCTCAAACCCGCCAGCCTTAGCCGCCTTGCGAGCAGCGCCGACTCCCAGCAGCTCCAAGAACGCAGTTGGTGCGGTATAGGCCGCAGCTGCCAGCTCAGGGTTCCCAGTCTTCTCCATGACGTAGTCGCCAGCACCCTTGCTGGTCATCTCGAACGCCTGCGCCACAGGCTCAAGCAGATTGGCCACATCCTGCAGATCCCGCATGCCCTGCTCGGTTCTTGGGACGTATGTCAGCGCCTCCTGAATCGCCTCCTGAGCGCGCACAGCAGCGTCCACCCCACCGCCCTCAATTGCCAGTGCTGGCAGCGAGAGAATGCCCGAGATCGGCTCGGCAAGTGCGGCCGATGCGACTGATCCAAGCGCCTCTAAGCGTCCGACCGTATTCTCAACCGACGGGGTCTTCATGAATTGACGCCGCAGCGCCCCGAGCATCTCTCCCTCGTTGGTCTCGTCGGGGAACTCGACGATATCGTTGCCGACCTGTACGCGCTGCATTAGCCGATCGTGCCGGTGGCTGGGTCAAAGCGCAGGACGTTCTTATTGTCCGCCACTGCCGCGTTCATATCCTGAGCGTACCTCGCTTCCATGTCCGCCATCTTGAGCGCCATCTCGTTCATCATCTTCATCATGCTCTGATCAAGCTTCTGCTGCTCGATATCAAGCTTGCCTGCCTGCGTCATGCCCTCGATCTCCGACTTGCGCTGCTCGGCAGATAGCTTGGCCTCCAGCTCAGCGATCTTGATCTCGGTCATTCGTCGCTTTTCTTCCAGCTCCATCTGCTTGAGCTGGGCATCAACCTGCAGCTTCTGCGCCTGTAGCTGGGAGTCTTGCTGGCGATTTTGCTGATCCATCATCGCCGTCTGCGCCTTCATCTGCTCGATCTCCAGCGCGATCATCTGGGGATCAGGCGGTGCGGGCTGCCCCTGCTGGGCGGCCTGCTGCTGCTGCATGATCTGCAGCTCCTCCTCGGTCATCTGGTCTTCTGGGATGGCGCCCTGATTCAGCATCATCTGGCGTGCTCGCTGGGCAACCAGATCCATGTTCGGCGCTTCGAGATTGTTTAGGTGGATATCCCTGCCCAGCTCCATGAGCGCCGGGTCAATCTGGGCTAGCCGCTCGAACGCCTCGACCGCCTCCTGCTGCCTGTTTTTGTACCCGGCGCCAATGTCGATGGTCACGTCGTACTGGCCCTGCGTCACGTCGTACAGGTAAATGGTTTCCTGCGTCTGCTGATCGACCACGGGCTCGTTGATCATCTTGGTCTGCAATGAGCCATCGTCCTGCGTCAGCACCACCTCGCGAGTGCCGTCATATGTCTTGGGGATGGCGCGTAGCAGGAGCTTGCAGGTGTACTCGATAGACTGCTCAAGACACTCAAACAACCATGCCGTGCCATTGTTGCCACGATCAATCTGCTCCTGAATCGCCACGCCTGACTGCACGTTCGGGTTGTCCCCGATGTTCGCCGCAAAGATCCCAGACGCCTTGGCAATGCCATCATCGGTCAGCGCGATCAGGTTGCTCAGGGATTGACTGGCAGAGCTGGTGTCGCTGTAGAAGGGTGGCGGCTGGTCGGGCACATGGTTGTAGAGCTGAACCGGATCCATGTTGGTGTTCAGGGTTCGGATCTTCGCCTCGTACCCTGCCACCTGCTCGGCTGTCATGAACCACTTAGATCGTGGGCTGAGCGCCACCTCCTCGACGTTGCGAGTGAACGCATAGTTGTGGACGCGCTGAATGTCCATCAGCCGCTCGACCGCACCGAAGTAGATGACTTTGCCCTCGGTCACCTCGAAGTTGCCGTAGACTGGGATGACGGGGATGAAGTTGAAATCAAGCACCTCCTCGTCGGTCAGCCACTCGTCGGCTGAGTACCATCGCTGCACGCAGACAAAGTCATCGGCCTCGCGCCGTGATACCTCGGTGATGCCTGCCATTTCCAGCTCATCGATGACCTTGTCTAAATCATCGTTCGCCTCATAGACGGCGCCGTTGCTCATCAGCACCATCTCTTTTTTGCGCGGCTTCAGGTAGTAGATCTGCCCGACCGTCACGTTGTCGGGCTTGTAGTAGTACGAGTCAGACCAGTCATCATGGCCCAGACTGCACACCTTCTTGTCCTCGCCAAACTTCTCGGAAAACGCCTTCTTGCCGATATAGTGCTTCACGATTGACCACTGGGCATCCTCGCCCACCGGACTCATCGAGTTGGGATCAATCAGCACTCGCTCATGGAAATCCTCAATGGGCTGGATCATCAGATCCATATCAAAACTGTCGGGGCTGGCGTAGTCCTTGACGATCTCCCAGCCGCCAATACCGCAGATGGCTACCCGCCTGCCGGTCTGATTGATGATCCGGTTGAAGTGAGACTTGTTGCGTATGGTACGAACAAGACCATCAAGCGCCTTTGCCGTTTCCTGCGTAGCGCCTCCACCGGCTGGTCGTACCCGCCCAGTAAACTCAGCCTGAAACAGCTCGCCAACCATCTGATTGATGATCGGGTTGACGCGGTCATCGGTGTATCGCGGTCGGCCTTTAAACTTCTGGATGATGGACGGCTCCCACTGCCCATCGCGCTTGGTGACAAAATCAATGGCTTCCTTGGACTGGCGCCGCATATCGCGCACATAGCCCTCGTTGTCACGCTGCAGTTTGATCACTGCATTCAGGTCGTCGTAGTCGTAGATCATGCCCAGCCCTCAAAGACTAATTCTGGGGCTGCAGTCATTAGCTCTGGCAGCTCCTCACCCATTGCCAAGCAGTCGGCCATGTTGGGCGACTTGCGGTGATACTTGTTCTTCATTTCTTCCTTCGACATCAGCGCGATTTTGCCTGAGAAGGATTTCTTGCGCGGTATACCACAAACCTCGGCCCGAAGCTTCATCAGCAACGGGATGTCCGAGCTGATGCTGATTAGCTGATCTGGGTCGATATACTGCCCGTGCTCTACCGCCTTGTATGTCTGCTCCATCCGCTTTGCTAGCTTGACGTAATACTGCGCCCGCTTATTCTGGAACAGCTCCCTGTTGGTTTTCTGCCCCTCGGAGTAGACGCCATCGTATGGCGTGTTGGGTTCGTCAACGCCCTCGCTGCCTCGGTACATTCGGGTATCGATCTTGACGCCCTCGAAATTTTGGGCGATCTGCTTTCGCAGGAGAGCACCCATCCCATCCCCATCCCAGACAAACAGGTCGGTATTCCGCTGCCTAGCAATCATGCACGCCTCATCACAGGCGAGGTTGCCGTTGGGCTTGTCGATCTCATCGATGTAGTCGTAGTGAATACCGATGCGGGTAGCCACTGCATTCATATCATCGCCCGTATCGGCTGGGTCATAGGTGGTGACTCTGGCGCCGGTCGGCGTGATGCCAAGTTTCTTGACTGCATCGACGCAGGCATCGAACCACTCGGGCTGGATCAGCGCATCCTCGACCCCGTCGTTAAACTCGCCCTCCCAGATCCAGTCGTACTTCGACCGGCTCATGTTCTCGTAGTCCCACTTCCTGAGCTGCTCCTGCTCCTCGTTCCACCACGGGTTGTCTCGCCAGTTGACCTTGATGATCAGGTGGACATCGTCCTCGTAGTAGCCATTGGCGCGGATCTCGTCGAGGTAGGGAACGATGAACCGCTGGCTGAACGGATCGGCAGATGACTGAGGGTTGGCGGTGAACCAGCACTGGGCGCCGGGGTTCCGCAGGATGGTGGGCAGCAGCTTGTCGATACTGTCCTGACTGATCCGGTGCGCCTCCTCGAACCACGAGTATTTGTAGCCCTGAGCCGACTGCATCGAGTCTGGGTTGCGGTTTGCACCGACGTAGGTGGTCTTGGCGCCGTTCGGGGCGATCACGCTGTTCTTCTGGATCTCGAAGTCATCGAGCTGCAGCCGCTCCTTGATGCTGCCCTCGAACACCCGGTGAACCGAGTCGGCGATGCTGCCCTGAAATTCCCGCAGGCAGTACACGTCAGCGCCCTCAGTGTCCATGCGGTAGGTCATGATGTCACCGACACCCAGCGACTTGCCTGAGCCCCGGCCGCCGAACAGGACCACGATGGGCTTGGTGCTGAAGAACGCCCGCTCGATCGCCTTGTTGACCCTCAGCTCAGGCATCCTATTTCTTTTCTGCCATGTCGGAGTTAACAAAGGTGACCTGCCACTTGGCCCTGTCGCCGTTCTCGTCGAGCATCTGGTGCTGCTGGGTCTCTGTCCAGCCGCCACGCCTCGCAAGGAAGTAGGTGATGGCCGTAATGTTCCCGGCCTCGGCCGCCTCCCAAAGCTTGTCAGCGATCTTTTTGATGCCACCCTCGCGCCCACCATCTATGGCTTCTGCAAACTCGGGATTCTCGCGCTTCTGTTGGTAGAACCAATCCTTGCCCCAGCCGAAGTAGGCCATGATGTTTTTGTCATACATCCCCTTCTCGGCAAAGTCCCGAACCATCTCCAGCTGCTCTTTGGTCACTTTGCGCGGCTTCCGCCCCACCTTTGCCATATTCTTACCCTCCAGCAAAGCGCCTATTTGAACACATTGTTGCCGCGAATGCTCTCATCATACCGAATGCGCTCCAAGTAGTGCCCGTCCCACTCGCTGGCACGGACCACCTTCAGGCTCTGCAGGATGAGCGTGTCCTCCTCAAATCGCTTGGCCATGCTCACTGCTGCCTGCAGCGCCATGAGGCAATCGTCGGTATCCATATCAGCGTGCCATCTCATTTTTTTTCCCTCGGTATGATTTCGACCATCGCACCCCTGCTCAGATCGTACTGTCGAATGACCTTAATCCGGTCTGGATACTGTCTCTCATAGGCGCTCATTTTGTCTCCAAATTTGGTTCCTCCGGCCGCCGTGAATTCTTCGAAAAGGAACCTCCAATGCTGCGGCCCTTTGCCCGAGTATCTAGCAAGAACCATGTTTAGAGCTAAGTCATTGATTTTATACATGGTTCTTCCTGGTTCCTCTTGGTTCTTCCTGTCTCAGGAACGGAACAGGGGGGAGGGCAAAACCCCAAGTTTTGCCCCCCGTTCCGCATGGTTCTTCCTCCCCCCTTTCCCTAGGGAACGAAAAAGGAAGAACCATCCTAAAACGGGGCATTTTGGGCCGACCGAATATAGCCGTCGTCGTCTTTGATGAGCGTCCCATCGCGCACCATACGATCAATAACGACCCCCAGAATCTGCCGCTGTCCCCTGCAGGTATTCATCAGGTGAGACTTCTTCATTGGACCGTGCTCTTGGAGCGCATCACTCACCCGGCCCTCAAGTGTGTTCTCGGTTCGCCTGCGGGTTTCTTCTGCGCGCTCAGCGGCATCCATCTCCCGGGCAGCCTCACGCGCCTCTGGGTCATCTGGCTCGATCAGGTTGTAGCGCCCAGTGACATCCCGAATCTGTCCCAGCTCATCGACCCCCTGCAGTGCCACGGTGTGCGTCGTGATCTGGTAGGAAGTGGATGTGCCGTAGTCTACTGGCTCGTAGCGGTGCTTGTTGATCTGCAGGAGACGTTCTGAGTGCTGGTTGATGGTCAGCGTTATCGCTTGCTGGGCATCAGCCCCGAAAGCGCCAGAGCCGCGCATGGTGACCTGCTCGCTGTTTATCTGAGCCTTGGCGATATGCCCTATGAGCCAGATACTGCACCTGACACGCTGCCTGAGAGCGAACAGCAGCCTGCCCACGGCCGTGGCGTCGTTCTCGTTCTCGATGTCGCAGTTGGCGCTCACTGTGTCCATGACCACCAGCGGGTTCTCACCCAGATCCATCTGGCCAATTGCCGCCCACTTGCGCTCAGACCGGCGCTTGGCCTCATGCAGCACGAACCGCTCCCTGAACGTATCGTCCAGCGTTATCAGGCCGTCATCAGACATGGCCCGCAGGCAGCGCTCGACCTGCAATGGATCTTCCGCGAAGTAGTGAACCGTCTTAGGCATCAGTGGCTGCGCGTGATAGCTCGGGAACAGGCCGGTAGCCGCCACAGCCATAGGGACAATGGTCAGTGTCTTGCCCAGACCGCTCTGGCCCGCAAACGCCACCAGACCCTCCTGAATAAGCCCCTCAAGGCAGAAACGCGGGAGCCTTACATACCCACTAGACTCGTAGCGAAATGGCTCCAGAGTCTTCTGAGAGCCTGTGACGCCACCCTGCACCTCGCCATCGAAGTCAGAATCGCTATATCCGTCAATTTCAGTTCGCTCTGGACGCCACCCGCATTCACGAGCGTGGTAGAATATTGTCTCGACATTCACTCCCGTGATGTCTGATGTCTGATACCACTTTTTCTCCACGTCTTTGGCATTGTACTTGGGGCTGAGCTGGGACCATTCATCGAACAGCAGGAATCCACTGGGCACGCTGTGAAGCGCCCCGCCTATCCTGTACCACATCTCATATGAGTCGTCGTCGATGTGCATGAGCGCATCGCGCAGCTCGTCCATGTCGAGATTGCGAAGCTTTGCGGGCTCCGGCGCCGGCTGAGTCTCACGGACGGTGCTGGTCTCAGGGCTCTTGGCCAGCAGTGCCAGCGCGGACGCTGGCAGCTCTGGGATCGTGAAGTGATCCATGCGGGCATCGATCGCATCACACTGCAGGTCATAGCCCTCACCGCTGCAGATCCAGCCGCGGCCGGCGCATCGTGTGTCGAAGCCTATGACGCCACCAAGATCAGATCCCTGCACATACTCGAAGTCTGGGTCGACAGCGAATGCGTGATGCTCGCCGCCGCTGATCGTGCGCTGCAGCAGCGACTCCTCATTGCAGACAATGCCGAACTTCTCGCGGATCTCATCCTTGACGTTGGGGTTTTTGTGCAGGTCCACGTCGACGATGATGCGGTTGTTGGGCACGTTGAAGCCGATGTTGGGCGTGCGGATCTCGCTCGCCTTCTGGGTGCTGTGCTGCCACCCAGAGACCGCTGGCTTCTTCTCCCACCGACCTGTCTGCTCGTTCTTCTGCACGAGCACCGGGAACGCTGTGGCCGGCATCACTCAAATCACCCCACCGAAAATGTCAGGCCGCAGTTTCTCGGCCCTGATCCTGCCCTCTGTTGCGCGATGGATCTGCGCCGCCCAGTGCGCCGGCATGTCTCCCTTCTTTTTCGCGGCATGGATACGCTGCCGCGTTACGCCCAGCAAATCGCTAAGCTCAGCATCGCTGTACTCGGTTGATACCATTTCCCAATGTAGATTCACCGCATTTCCTCCTGTGGTTGGGTGAGCTGCGGAGTTAAACATATTATTGACTTGGCGGGCAACAAAAATAAATTGAAATAAAGTGTTGACGCCATCAGAGTTATCCCCTAATATCTCTACATCGGCTGACGCGAGGTCAGCCCCAACCGGAGAATTTGATTATGGCAACGAAAGCAAAAGCACTGGAAGCGATCGCGGCGTTCAACGGCGAGGTCGATTGGGACGTGACAGAGATCGGTCCCCGCGAGAAGCACATCGTCATCGACGCGCCAGAGGGTTTCATCTGGGACTACACTGAGTGCAGCGTCATCTGCATTAGCTGGTACTGCGGATCCGCCTCTGAGTTTTGGGACGAGGTCATCTATGAGGTTCTGTGTGGCGTTCAGCGCCACTACGACGCCGCGTAAGCGGCACCACCAACTGAGGAGATCATCATGATCCGATTTGCAACCGCAATACTTGTCGCCGCGCTATCTACAGCGGCCGCCGCTCAGACCACCTACCGGGAGAGTCTCGGGACCGTATACGGATCTGACGGCTATACCGGCCGCAGCTCTCTGGGAACCACCTACCACAACAACATTGGTGGGACCGGGCTGAACGGCACCAGCCGCAACTCTCTGGGCACGACGTACCACAACCTGAACAATGGCGTCACAGGCACCAGCCGCAGCTCTCTGGGCACGACGTACCACAACTTCAGCGATGGCACTACAGGCACGAGCCGCACGACGCTGGGCACGACAACACACACGTTCAGCAACGGCACGACAATCCGCTGCCGCCAGTCTCTGGGCACTACCTACTGCAACTGATCGAGCTGGTGGCCGCGGCCACCAACTTTTTTTCAATAAGTTATTGACACTATAGATCTGCTCAGGCAGTATCTCTACATCGGCTGACGCGAGGTTGGCCCCAAACCAGAGAGAGACTGACAATGAACATCACTTACACTGATCGAATCGCCCACACCATCGCTCGCGCTGAAGCTCGTCTGATCGAGAACAAGAGTGGCCTCCGCACCTACAAGAGCGAGAAATTTGCCGCAAGTGTTGCAGGCAAAGTCAGCCAGAACCTTGCCGACTACTGGGAGGTTGAGAACGCTCCCGTCGAGGTTTTGCAACTGGCCAATGGCCGCTACTTCATCGCTGTTGATCTGAACGCCATCGTCACTAAGTCGAAGTGTGGCGGCTTTCTCGGCGCTCACCTCGACGACCACTGGACGATCAGCACCGACATCCAAGCCGCTAACAGCATGGCCGCGTAAGCGGCTCCACCCCCAACCGGAGAACACCAATGCCTGACACTCATTCACTGATCAGCCCCTCGATGCTTCACCGCATCATGGGGCCAGACGGCTGCACAGCCTCTGTGCTGGCGTCCAAGGACATCCCGGAGTCTGACCCGGGAGAGGCTGCGAAGATCGGCACAGCGAAGCACGAGGAGGCTGAGCACTGCTTGCGCACTGGCTTTGACTCTGATGATCAAGACGTGCAGGCGTACCTTGATTACATCGACGGCGTGACTGATCGGTTCAATAAGGCTGAGCTGCTGGTTGAGGAGCGCGTTGATCTCAGCGACTTCGTGCCCGACATGAAGGGCACCGCCGACGCGATCGTCATCGGTGACGACGAGCTGCACGTCATTGACCTCAAGACTGGCTCGCTGCGTGTTGATCCAAACGGACCGCAGCTCAATGCGTATGCGCTGGGAGCGCTGATAGGGCTGTCTCAGAAGGCGTCAGGCGCCGCTGGGCGCATCAACAGCGTTCACCTGCACATCGTGCAGCCCCCGATCGGACACTACGCTGTGCACGTTGTGGCGCCCTCTGAGCTGTTCGACTTCGGTCGGGAGATGGAGATCGCAGCGGAGCAGGCGATGGCGGGTGGCACGTTCAATCCCACCCAGTCCAACTGCAAGTACTGCCCGTTCGCGCCCCAGTGCCCTGCGCTGCACGATCAGATGCACGAGGTCGCCATGAGTGACTTTGCAGATCCCCCGGCGCCGGAGGCGCTGACGCCAGAGCAGATCGCACGGGTCGTTGAGTACAAGCCCATGATCGAGACATGGCTGAGGACGGTCTACAAGCACGCCTTAGAACGCGCTCAGGAGGGCCATATCCCCAAGGGTCTGAAGCTAGTGCGAGGCCGCAGTCAGCGTAAGTGGCGAGCCGGCATTGAGGACGAGCTGTATTCGCTGCTAGGCGATGACGCATTCGAGCAGAAGCTGATTGGCATCACTAAAGCCGACAAGCTTCTCGACAAGAAAACGATGAGCGAGCTGACAATCAAGCCTGCTGGCTCACCGTCACTGGTGGTGGACGACGATGATCGCCCAGCACTATCACCCGTGGCCGATGATTTCGACGCCACATAATCCCAAGAAAGGAAAACGCTATGAAAGTTGTACTGAAGAACGTCCGGTTGTCATTCCCCTCGCTGTTCGAGCACGCGCAGTACAAGG